CGGAGCAAAGCACATGGTACTGATACAACTTACTACCGCACCCAACGTAGTCTACGATGTCATCAATACAAAAGAAACAGACGTCACTCGGATTGCTAACACCATCGGCAAAGAAGCCTGGGCAGAAGTGCATAAGCAATCCAAAGCATCGCAGTCTGCACTGGCACATGCCTTTGCTGAGGTTTCGGTAGACGGTGTATACGACGACGAACTGTCCGGTGAGCTTACTATCAAACTGGACCGCATGTTGCGCCCGAAGCGTGTGAAGTTTGTTCCTGCTCCGCGTGTCGTTGAAGTACACGAAGAGGAAGAAGCAACCAAGAAGCCCAAGGCTCCGAAAGCTCCTGCAAAGCCCAAGAAGCCTGCTGCGCCTGGCAAGCCCAAGCAGCCCAGCAAAGCTGACCTGGTGCGTGAAGTGATCAAGGCAAACCCGAAGGCAGATGCTGACAAGCTGATCGCAATGGTCATTGCCGACGCGAACATCGACATTCCGGATGCAAGGGTTAAGATCTACGTTACTGAGAACATTGCAAAGGTGCGTGGATGATGGCTACACTCATTAGCGGACTGCGGTGCCTGGTCCATGCCCGAAGCGAAGAGAACAGCGTGGTAGTGGAACACTTCGGAGACGCAGACACCACACTGGATACTATCCGGGGTCGCATAAACGCAGCAATGGGGTTTGATATCTTCGACGACATTCTCGAAGCGCCCAGCGCGGTAGTATACGGCACGCCCGACACGAAGTACAGGCTCCTGGTCACACACGACGACTTCGCTGACATCATGTTCAGGAGATAAGTGATGCTCGAATACATTGTAGCTGCCGAGTGGGCACTAGCTGGTATACTGTTTGCTGGTGCTACATTACTCCGCATCGCCAAGGCAGAGAAGCAGAGAAAGAGGTCGTTCGATGCAATGTACGGTCGCTATGTACTGGCACGCCGGATAGACGACGAAGACTACTGTGTCGTCTACGACTACTCCAAAGCCCACGCAGAGTACAGAGCTAAGAGAGCAGCAATGCGAGCTGAAAAGTTTAACGCAATTATTCTTCCGTTTAAGAGAAAGCAATGATCACGCGAATGTACAGAAAGACAGAGCTTAGGAGTACTCGGCAAAACGTTCGCATTCTGCACAGGGGCGAATCCGACTCAGAGGTGATCAGAGAGGAAGTCGAGTTCCTAATAGGACACGACATATTCGACGAGATAAGAGCATCAGCTGAATCACGTGAGGCCACGTACCTCAATCACGATTATAAGCTCATTATCCCCCGAAGTATATACGACACGATCTTGGGAAAATACCAGGAAAAAAGTTGAATTGATCGGTTGACGTTTCCATTCTACGAGGCTATAATAGCTATAACAGTTAGGAAACGGAGTTAGGAAAATGCAAAACATAGTTGAACTTAAAAAAGCATGTTTGGCAGAGATTGAGCGGGCCTATCAAATTGTTGAGGCCAAGTACGGCCAAAGCATTCCGCGTGTACCTGTTACTTTTTCCAACAAGCTGACCAAGACCGCAGGTAATGCAAGCTACACTCGCAACCGCGCAACTGGTAAGCTGACTCCGAAAGGTATTAAACTTAGTTTGCCTTTGCTGAGGCTGAACGGTGAGACTTTCGTAACCGATACCCCGGCACACGAAGCTATGCACATTGCAACTTACGCACTTTTTGATTATGCTGGCCACGGTCCGCACTGGAAGAACTTGATGCGTTTGGTAGGTCGTGACACCAGCCGCTGCCACCAGATGGAGACAGTACAGACCGGCCGTGTTAAAGCAACTTGTGGTTGCCAGGTGCACATGATCACCAAACAGCGCGCCAACAAAATGCGCCGGGGTGCTAGCTACATATGTAAGCTGTGTCGTACAAGCCTGAAGCTTGGTGGCAGCATTGCACCTGCTCCGAGCAAGCCGGTTCGTGAAGTGACCAAGGCAACTGCTCCTGTTACTCAGCCGCGTAGCAAGGCAGAGGTTGTGAAGGCTGCGATCAAGATGTTCAAGCAGGCTGGCACTGCACTGGACCAAGTACTGGAAAGCAACAAGGTGGTCCAGGAGATTGCAGCAGAGGCAGGGCTTACCGCAGCACTGTGCCGCACTTACTTGAAGAACAACTGGAGGAAGGTGTAATGGCATACTGTACTGAGCACCTCACTAAAGAAGACTCACAAAGAGCACTGAAGAGGGTGGTAGACTACAGTTTGGTGTTAATGGTATCTGTTGCCTTTGCCCTTATCGGTCTTATAAAGCTAATGTATACTGGCTCTTACTGGTCGCTTATCATCTGGTGTATAGTTGCACTGTGGGCAGCATTTTCTGCGGATCAGAACTACTGCCTTGTTCGTGACTACATCAAGAAGCAGTCAGTATAAACAACTAACCGGATAAATAGTAGCACTTAATTATTCGGAGACCGAACATGACTAAATTAGAAAGAGAACAGCTCACAAAAGAAATGTCGTCACTCAACAAGATGATGACAGGTCTACTTGTTAGCCTCATGGTACTTGTTACGACATTGGTTCTAGCGCCGGTGGTATGGAGCTTGATCCCATACGCGGTAATAGCTGTACTGACCGCAACGATTGCATATCGTCACAAAGCAATCGAGAAGATCGTCAATCCCGAATGAGGGTTTGGCAACTACTGATACTGATGTTAGCCATACTGACCGGCTTGCTCAGTATCAGTTGGCCATACGTCGACATAGCATCGAAGGATCCAAGGTTTCAATTTAATGACATCAATACTACTAACGACCCTAACACTCCAAGCGGCAGTTCTGATGATAGTGGGGGTCGCTTCTAACAATCCCATAGCATCGTCTTACCTCATAGGAGGGGCATTAGGCTCCGCACTCTCCCTGGCTGTAGCTGCAATTATCCTGCTATGACTACTCTCCAAGAAATAGCACTAGGCGCTACCATAGGGCTAGTAGTCGCTGCAATCTTCACACTGATAATGGTCATATAATAGGTTGACCTTTCCATCCAACTCTACTATAATGTTTACAAGCTGAACAAATGGAGCAAAGGACATGGAACAAAGATACTGGGTTAGCAACGGAAAACACGAAGCACTGGCTGCTACTCTTCGGGAAATGATTCCTGCGTCGGGTTCGGTACTGCGTCCTCGGAAAAACAAAGCCCTGGAGAAATTCCGCAAAGCCTGTAATTGCTACTACGATCTCTACAATAACGGACTGATCAATCGTGCCAGGGAGTTCGCTGGCGTGTTTGGCATAGCATCGAGTCAATACAAATATACCATCCGCTATCCTAAGTTCGATTCGCATCTGTACACCCGAGTCGAAGCCAAGATGGACGAGATTGTTCTCGAGGCAGCCCTGGAACAAGGACTCATAAACATGGAAGATTAGTGGTTGACCTTTCCACTCAACTTCCATATAATATATACATATTAAAGGAGTTGAGCAAATGAATACATTTTTAGTCGGAGGCGCAGTACGAGACATGCTGCTTGGCCTCGAGCACAAAGACAAGGACTTCGTAGTCGTTGGCTCTACCCCTGCTGAAATGGAAGCCAGGGGCTTCAAGCAAGTAGGCGCTGACTTCCCCGTGTTCCTGTGCCCGGAGACCAAAGACGAGTTTGCCTTGGCCCGCACCGAGCGTAAGACAGGCAAAGGTCACACTGCATTCGTTTGCGATGCTAGTCCTGAAGTAACGCTGGAAGAAGACCTGATGCGTAGGGACCTCACTATCAACGCAATGGCACTGAACGACGAAGGCGAAGTAGTTGATCCCTTTGGCGGACAAGAAGATCTTGCGAATGGTATCCTGCGTCACGTTAGTCCTGCGTTTGCTGAAGATCCTTTGCGGGTACTGCGAGTCGCACGGTTTGCTTCGAGGTTTCCAGAGTTCCGCATAGCTGCCGAGACTATGCTGCTGATGACAGAACTTGTCAAGGCTGGCGAGATAGCAACACTGACTGCCGAGCGTGTATGGCAGGAAATGAGCAAGGCACTGGTTGAGGCACAGCCCAGCAAGTTCTTCGAAGTACTGCGTGACTGTGGTGCGTTGAAGGTACTGTTGCCAGAGCTTGATGCCCTGCGCGGAGTTCCGCAGCCTGCAGCCCACCACCCGGAGATCGATACGTTTGTTCACGTGTTGCTGGCACTGGATCAAGCTGTCAAGATGGACGCCGACCTTGACGTTCGCTTCGCTGTACTGATGCACGATCTGGGCAAAGGACTTAGCCCTGTAGAGACACTGCCCGCCCACCACGGACACGAGCAAGCAGGCGTGCCGCTGGTTGAAGCAGTATGCGATAGGCTGAAGGTTCCTAAGGCTACTCGCAGGTTGGCTCTTGCAGTGTGCGAGCATCACTTGCGGTGTCACAAGATACTGGACTCTCGTCCGGGCAAGGTGTTCAAACTGCTGATGGCACTGGACGGACTGCGTAGGCCAGAGATGGTTGAAAAGTTCGCCCAGGCATGTGAAGCGGATGCACGGGGTCGCACTGGACTCGAGGATAGGCATTACCCACAGGCAGACAAGCTGAGAGCAGCACTGCCGTTGGTCAAAGCTGTTTCGGCACAGCCTTTAGTGGAGCGTGGTTTCACTGGGCTGAAGCTTGCAAAGATGCTGGAACAGGAACGTGTTCGGGCCCTTATAAATTTATAATAAGGGCTTGACATTTCCTTCCAATCTGCTATAATGTTTACATACTAAACAAGCGGAGCAAGACATGAGCTACTACGATGAGACCATAGTAAAGCAACTGGGCAAAACCCAAGCAGAACTGTCCCGCTTGTTTGATACTGCTCAAGAGGCCGCACACGAACTGGCGCGCATGAAAGCCGCAATCCAGGAAGGGCAAAGGCTTGCAGTGATCGCAGCATCTACGCTCTACTCCGAAGAACAGAGGAAAGAAGCAAGCGAGAGCCTGGTGCGCCTGATGCTGGTAACGTCAGTATGAAGTTTGCTGTATTCATCGTAGCATCCTTGCTGGGTATATTCTTCCTAAGCCTGGCTTTCCTTGGACTGGGCGTACTCATAGGAGTTTCGTCCTTTGCAGTATCAAACCCAGTTCTACTAATTCAAGTTAGTGGATCTGCTGCGGTTGCATCGTTTGTGGTAGCCTTTGTGTCGTTTGTGACCCTCAAGAGAATACCATGAAGTTTTGGCCCATATTAGTAGCAGCCCATCGCAACACTGTCTCCTCTGTAAAGAACTCAGGTAACAGGTTCAAGGAAGCACTGAATAACACAGTCGAGGCAATGTACGAATTACTGGTGGGTGTGTTTGGAACAATCATATGGCCCATACTTGCCATCTTCGCATTACTCTTTCCAGTTATTGCATTAGTGACATGGCCTGCACTAGTAACGATCAGAGCCCTTTACATATATGTCAGAGCTTGGAAAGGTTACTATAACACATTGAAGTCTCTGAACTTACCCAACACACCCACTGGCATATACGACATAGAAAGGTACGAGAAGAACCTAAAAGACCTCGACAAGGCATACGGTGTGCGATATCCGAGAGCAGAAAAGGCACTCGAAGCCATGAAAATACAGGCAATATTAGCCAACAAAAAGTATTGACACTTCCATCCTTTTCCCATACAATGTACACATACTAAAGCAAACGGGAAAAAGAACATGAACTCAGTAGAAGCTAGCAACATCGTATGTAAGCTGGAAGCCGTAAAGGGCAACAGCAACATCAACGTGGCAAACATCGTCAAAGCCCTTAACGGTGTAGAGGCTACTACATTTGCCACACTGACCCAGGCAAGCCCCGTTACACTGTCTGCTGCTAACAAGGGTAAGCGCATCTACAAAGTCACCAAGCAAAACGTAACCCTGTGCAATAGTGACGCCGGACTGTACACCAACAAAGTACGCCGCGAAGCCGACGCAGACTTTACTGCTCTCCCGAGTCACTACGCTATGGTCAACGACTCCTACAGTGTATGCTCACTTATAAGCAACCCTGCAAAGCACTACCTGCGCGCCATTGTTAATAACTGCATCAGCTCAGTATACTACGATGCAGACGCAGACGTTATCCGCTCCAAAGAAGAAGTGGCAAAGCTCTGCACTCCTGCTGCGGCCAAGAAGATGCTGGACACTTCCTCTGAGACATATGTGGCCCACGCTGATGTGACCCATAGCGTGATCATCCGCACCTTTGCGCTGGAGAACATATACAGCATCAACATCAACAAGCAATCCCTCACAGTATAAGGAGCTCAACATGAACCTTAAAGAAGCACTCCAGTCAGCATCATACGTTAGCATCCTGCAGAATGATTACTACTATCGCATTGATGCAGCGACCCCAGATACAATGGTGACCGGTGAAGAAGATGCATGCCTGTATGTACACGATGTAGAGCATGGCGAGGACTATGAGTACACATGGGACGAGCTTGTAGAGATGCAGGAAGCAGGTGACCTGGAACTGTTCATGTTTGCAACCATCGAAATTAGTGGTTGACTTTCCATCCATACTCCCTTACAATGTGTACATACTAAAGCGTAAGGGAGTAAGGAACATGGCACTAGAACTTAAGGCAGTAAAGGGAACGAATGGCAGGGCAGACATTAGCCTGACTAGGTTCTCGGGTGGTACGGAGCGTGGTGCTATGCTACAGCTGACCCGTATGACAGGTGCTGATGCTAGCGTGATCAATCTTACAAAGGCAGAGGCCGCTGAGCTTGCTGTAGCGTTGGTACAGTTTATGGCAGGTACGCCAGAATTTGCTATTCCCGAAATGGCATAGCACGATAGACGATAGAAGTCAACCAGAAAGAAAATGGTTGACTTCTTAAAATCCCACGGAGCCGACTGTGTGCTGTAGATGGTGGAGATCTTAGGGTGCGGGCAATACGCGCAGCAATTTTTTGTCTCCGCTGTATATAGACCTCCACTACTGTATATAGACCTCCACTAAACCACTGTTGTATATAGACCTCCACCGCAACACTCCCCCACTCTCATATAACTCTTCCCCCACTCATAGAACTCTGAAAATAGTTTCCAGACCTCACAGATATGGACTATGCGAAATTTTTTTGATAAAATTTTTTATGGTGCTGTATATAAGGACTGATTCTCTCCTATAGCATCCCCTCCAACGGCATACGCGCATACCGTATAATAGGATTAGATAAGATATAACACCTTTGTGTTACTCTGTGTGCATAATACACATATGGCTTGTACAAAGTAACAAATTGTGTTACTATAGGCTAAATAAGGGTGAGGTTACATTAATGCCTCATAACTGCGTCGAGTGTACTCCACTCTGAACAACTCTGCTATATAGTAGGGAGGGGGTTGTTTAAATACATATATAATGTCTGCGGCGACGGCGCGAGCGGCGGCAAAAACTAACCGGAGATCCCGAAATGTTGAGAAATATCTTTTTAGGCGCGTTACTTGTAGTGATGGTATGTGTTACTGCATTTGTTTTAATTACCCAGTCGTTCTACTTGGCTGCTTTTACTGCCTGGACTTTGGCTACTGTTGCATTTACTGCGGTGGAGCCTGTTAGACTATCCGATGAGGATGGGAAATAACATGAAGAAGGCCATATTACAAAATATCTTTCTTGGAATACTGATGCTAACAGTATTCGTTGTTGCGCCTGTTATGGCAGTATGCTTTAGTGCATATACCCTTGCCATGTGGTGCTGGATTGCGGCGGCTGTCGGCTTTACTGCAACTCACCCGATAGACGAGGAATATAACAGCCCTAGTTAATGGAAATCATTTTCATGTGTTTTAACTAAATACAATAGGAGTAAACGTTGGGGTTTACTCCTAGGACTAGGAGAGATACATGAAAAGTTACGCAATCCTTCTGGCGGGCATATTCTTGCTTGCTTCTTTCAACACACACGCACTAGAACCCATGATCGAAGTTGGACCCTTGTATAACTTCTATACGGGCGATGTAGACAGCAATGTCGCTGGTGTGAAATTAAACCTCGGTGTAAAAGACCGACCTCTGTACGTATGGAGCTCATACGAACAGGACCTTAATCCTACTGTAAACGGAACGTCGATGGGCGATGTATCCATTTTGGGTGTGGGACTAGGCGTCCGTAAGAACTGGGATAAGTTCAGTATCTTTATTGAGGGCGGCTATGGTATGGTTGATTATTCACCAGATCAAAACGCCATTGACAATACAGCATACGATTATCTTGTGGCAAATCATGCTGCAGGTACAAGACTCATTCCTACTAAATGCCCGGAGCCCGAGTGCTACGTTAGTACAAACGACTACGATAATGGTTGGATGGGCCGGGTTGGTGCAGGCTACGACATTATGGATCACGTTCGTTTAACTGCTGCTTATCGGTGGATGGAAGCAGAACACTACATTGCCATCTGGGACGAAGAGCGATACGCAAATGATAAGGGCTATTGGCACGAACCTAAAACGCAAGACTTCGGAGCATTCGAACTCGGCGTAATGTTTACTTGGTAGGGGGAGATATGAGAAACATAATACTAGCAGGGTTATTCCTGTTATTTACAGTGAGCAACACCCAGGCATGGGAAATAGATCCAAGAGTGGAAGTTGGCGGACAGGCACTTATATATTCCGACGATTCGGACGCAGAATCTAACTGGGGCGGCAAGATTGTGTTGGGGGACAAGCGTTTTCCGGTATACTTTTGGGGTTCTATAGATAATCCCGAAGGCAACATTCTTGCCCAAGAGATTGCGAGTCTTGAAGTTATGGGGGCTGGTCTAGGATTCGACTACAAAATAGATAAGGAAATTAGTATCTTTATCGAAGCAGGCTACGGTCAAGTTAGCTCTAGTATCGATAAGCCCATTCTCGACGAGATGGTATATACCTACATTGTCAATGGATGGACACCGGAGGAATTAGAAGCATCTAATATTGCATGTGCATATAATTCGCCGACCAACGATAAGGAGTGCTACAAAGGCGCTGCTGACATTAAAGGTGCGCCAATGGCAAGAATCGGCATAGCATACCAGGCGTGGGAACATGTTAAGGTAACTGCTGGATACCGTTATATGCGTTCCGATGTCGATCTAACCATGACTGACGACGGTAACCGTTCAAACAACACCGGCGCAAGCTACACAGAAACTGCTGAATTCAACCTCGACGCATTTGAAATCGGCGTAATGTTTACTTGGTAATTTTTACTTGACTTAACTCGTACCTCCTGCTATACTGTATTTTAATAGATATAGGAGTAGGTATGAGTTGTCCAGATAACCTCGAGTCGAGCCTAAAGCTCACTGCATCTCGTTCCTTTTTAATAATCAACGCACCGAAGGGGAATACCTAATGGACGACGGCACACGGCTGCTCAAGCGTCTTATCTTTGCTAAACAGATAATGATTGCTATCACTACTGCGTTCGGTATATTCGAAGCATATTTCTTATTGCTCGGTATAGTTACATCCAACACTTCACTAATAATAGTAAGCTCTGTGTTCTTGCTGTGGATGTCGTATGTTGCTGCAAAGGACAAACTAATATTAGATGGAGCTAAGGAATTACTAAAACAACGAGGTGGCTAATGAATCCGAAAACTCGACAACATATTCGATCCTTGTCTTTTTTTGTTGTTTTCCTCCTAGGGGTGCTGTTTGGAATTTTTACTCGACCCACTGATCAATATCAGATTGCTATTGATTCGTACGAGCGCCTCCAGGAAAGCATTGTGTACGTAGGATCCGAGTGCGCGAAGCCGCAAACCGGCGAAGTTGTGATTACTGGCAAGGACATAATCAATGCGGTAAAGGGCAAGCCCTTGCAATTCGTAGTAGCTACTAGTGTATCAAGTGATTAACCCGACTAAGAATTTTACGCATCCTCGCCTAAATCTCTCTGGGATCGCTACAAAAAGGAAAGAAGAGAAGGATAAGTTCGAGAAGACGTGGCACCGCAAATGGGCGTTTATCCCTGTGATGTTAAGCAGTGGCAAGTGGATATGTTGGAATCGGTATTGGGTCAGATATCAGGCTGAGATTTTGCTGCCTAAGCCTTTGCAGCCTCGCCGCATGTCTCAGTATTTAACTCCATCGTTCAGGAAAGGGAAAATGATTGAGCGCATAGACGACTACGAGATGACCGTAAGGAAGTTGCAGGAATGTTAGATGAGTACAAGTGGAATCAGTCGGTCTGGGAACAGAAGCGGGTACTTACTGCTGTGTTGTCTAGCGGAAAACGAGTGTGGTTAACGACTGTATGGGTTAGGGTATACATGGCTGCTACCCGTGATTTTACTTGCAAACACTCATCGATATATGTAAAAGAAATACTCGAAACAGTAAGTAGCGAAGAGCTACTTGTGCGAAAATTAGATGGCACAGAAAACTTGCCATGGCACATGCGTCTTAGGATGATTCAATTATGATATATACTGCAAGAGTTCCGATGAGCGATATACTCCAAGGGACTTCGGTGTTTGATTCGAAGAAAATGAAGTCGGTGTTTGCAGAGTTTGGCGGCAAGGAATGCTACATACACAAAGATGAATTACTTGTACACTTCGACAATGAAGAGGATTTGGTTGCCTGGCAGTTGCGTTGGACGCCTACGCTGATACATAACACATGTCTGGAGTTATTAATAGCCGAAATAGAAGACATGCAGGAAGAAAATCCGGAGATACTCAGGGATACTAGGCTTATTACAGATATGATCAGGGCGAGCATACGAAAATGAAAGGTACATGGAAAGGTATAAAGACGAGCTATCCTGCGAACTCTATGTCTGTTGTGCGTAAATTTCTAATGGACAATAAATACAAAGGGTTCCGGCTAGGCCCGTACATGAGGGCGTCTGGCGATAGCAATGTCATGGTGTACACCGACGAGCATAATTGGCTGATGTTTGTACTGAAGTACGGCAAAGAAATGGACGATACCGTGGCGCAGTTAATTAGTAACCGACGGTGGCAGCACGGATGGGACCTTGCAGGCAAAGGATTTAAGAAAGGCGAGGCGGCGGTGTTCTTAGCCGGGCGATCTCTCGGTAAATCAAAAGTTCAGGAGTTATATTTAAATGAAATACTTAAAGACGGAAATAGCAGCAACAGAACGGTATATGCAAATTTTGAAAGAAGTCCTCATCGACCTCGGGTACACAAAATTTAGTATCTCAACCTCAGACGGCATGGCTAAAGATTTGTTCGGAAACACATTAACATATGACACCGTTCTGTGTATCGACATGGAAGAAGAGGATGCAGTAATATTTCGTGTCAAACAGGACATGAACGATCTTAATAATCGTGTTATTAGGCAATACGCCGAAACGTTCGATAGCTGGACCGATGCTACCTGGATCGGATAAACGAGAGTTTAATATGTCCGAGATACTTGAAAATGTCTTTCTGGTGGTGTTGCTACTGCTCCTCGGGCCGGTTATATGTATTCTTCAACCGATTCGTACGTTTAAGTTTTTCCATCGGTACATATTAGTGACCGAAATTGACACAAAAATACCTTACCTAGAATTATACAAAGATACGATATTAGATATTCTCGAAGAATGCAATCTAAGACAGCATCTGTATACAGAAGACCTACATGCGTGGCCATCAGAAGGGGACGAATCCGATAACATCATCCTGCATTTCAGAGGAAAAGACGCGGCAACAATGTACACACTTGCAATAGGAAATACGCTACGAGATCGTATAAAAAAGCGAGGAGTTTATATACACACGGCGTAGCTTCGTCTTGGTGCTATTAGGTTCGGATATTGTTACAATTTAGGTGAATTTTAGAGGATCTTAGCTATAATATGAGTCTGTTCTTTGTAGTCTTTAAATAGCTTTGCCCATCCTTTTCTACCACATATACGCATTGCAGCAATACCCTGTTCTTTAGCTAATTCTTCGAACTGTTTCATTAGCTCTATACCCCAGTCGGTGAAGTTAACTCCGCCAAGATATTCTATATCAAGTATTTTACATTTGGGAGCTTGCTGAACCTTAGTAACAAATGCACCCACTGCATAATCTGATTTAGTAACTACCCAGAGCTGGGAAACTCCGGTTTTGCAAATGATTCTAAGATCGTCTAAGGAAAGTAACCCTAGTGTGTCGTCTAATGCTGGTTCTAAAAAATGAGAAACTTTGCTCCATACATCTTCAAAGTGTTCTGGTACTACTGTGCCTAGTACGTAATCTTCGTACTGAATTTGATCATTCAATTTTTAATACCTTTAGCGGTGTGTATTGATACTCCTCTAACGAATTTAAGTAGGGTCACTAACAGTGGCCGCAGGTCATCCATGTCTTGGATACTGTTGACATAGTCGTCGATTTGCTGGTCGCTGTAGTCTGTGATATCGTGTGCTAGCGCATCGATTATTTTATCCTGCTCGGGTGTAGTTTGTGCTGCAAAATCTGTCATACAAATGTTACCTCAATTATAGTAGAAAGACAAGTCTCCGGAGTAAAAGAAATTTTACCGGTACCCTTTAGTTTACTAGTTATCGAAACAATTCCGTCGTTTACAAACCCACTCGAGTGGCCGTCTGGTAGATCACAGCTAACGTGACAACCCGATGGCACATTAGTTATTAATATCGGAGTAGTGCCGTCTGCCGGCGCAGATGTATTCTGAACATTAATTGCAAGAGGCTGTCTTTTTACTGGGCGATGTGGATTGGCTGTAATATCTATCTTACACCCCGAGCAACATTCGTACTCCCCTGTTATCTCTAAATATGCTTGGCCAGGTTCAAGCGGGGTAAGGTTGGATTCGAGTCCCATTGTTTTACCTAATATCTGTCCGGTTGATGTGTTATATAAAAACCACTTCCCTACTTTATCTGTTTCCATGATCTTCCCTTATTTAAACATCGGCAACGACCACATCGCTGCGTTATACACTGATAGTGTGCTGCCGCCTAATCTCATTTGCAGGTTGTATGTATACGTTCCCGGTCCTCGGTTATCCATATATACATAGCTTGCAAAGTTAGAAAAGTTCTTTAAGTTATACGTTCCGCTATATTCTCGAGTCCACAGTGTAGTGGAGCCACGCAATAGTTTAAAATCTAATTCTCTTGCATTACCACCGGTAGCATCCATGATAACCGCCCAGCTTATCATCATGTTTGCTGTTCCGCCACTGCCAAGTGTAGGAACAGTTACAGTAACAGTTGCGATTGTTTTGTACGTAGTATTTAATGTCTGTATAAACGATCGCTCGTTAAATGTCGGAGCCGATATGTTATTGTTTTTAATCTGTACGGTACTTATTGCTAGCTCAGCAATCTGTGCATTCCCAACCTGTGCAGACCCAATCTTAGCAGTAGTTATCGCAGCATTTGCGATTTTAGCTGTTGTTATGACACCGTTTGCTATATTAGCCTGTGACGCAATAATTTGGTTTGTTCCAACACTAGTTGCAGTAATTGCGCCGGCTGCAATTTTAGCAGAAGTTATCGAATTAGCAGCAAGTTTGGGTGTCGAGATTGCGCCATCTGCAATGACAATGTTACCACCTGCTGTTAACTGATCTGTTCTGATGTTACTAGCTTGTACAGTATTAGCTTGTATCATGCTACCGGAAATGTAACCACCCTTAATGGTCACTACGCCTCCAGCACTATTAGGTGTTCCCACCTGAATTGTATTCATCTGCAAGCTATCGCCTGTGATGCTGTTGGCTTGTATCTGCGTAGATGTAATTGTGTTTGCTGCAATCTTGCTAGCAACAACAGAGTTAGCTGCAAGTTTATCAGTGCCGATTGCACCAGCAGTAATGTTATTTGAGAAAATAGCGTCCGTTGCTATTTTACCAGCAATAACTGCTCCGGCACTTATTTTACCAGATGTAATTGCGCTGTCTTCGATCTTAGTTGATATTACTGCTCCGTCGGCAATTTTTCCAGCAAGCACAGAAGCTTCGGCCAACTGCAATGCAGTAATAGACCCGGGTGGGATATCTAAGATGCTACCAATCGGCACAGCCTGTACACGAGCACTGAAGACGCTCTGATTGCCACTGGTATCGACGGCCGCTGTCCACGCATAGTATGTTACACCAACTGACAACCCACCAGCAAAATAATTCCCCACTGCCGACTGTCCTACTAGATCTGTTTCTTGTGGTTCCGACGATGCAACGGTTGATATGTATATTTTTGTATATGCATAGTCTAGGTCCGATGGATTTGTCCATGTTAGTGATATTGCGCCGAGGCCTGCGTCTGCAAGCATGTCAGTTGGCGCCGCCGGAGGAACTTCGTCACCCGGAGATGTACCCTGAACAGTAAGACCCCAGTTGCCCACTAGCCCTTGTGTATTACGAGCTCTAATTCTAACTTCATATAGCGTATTAGTGAATCCTACAAATTCCCAGAATAGTGTCTCAGCCGGTACAATAGGAGTATCCTGATATACTACAAACGATCCAGTGGGATCGTACTGACTAATCTCTAATAGATAATCTCCGGCTCCAGCAACTGCTGTCCAATCTACTCTAACTAATACAGAGGTTTTATCTGGCTCGATTAATGTAAAGGTTAGTGTTGCTTGCGGGCCATCGTCGGGCGGCGGCTCGACTAATACAATTTCCTGTGTGTTGCTGTTAAACAGAGACACCCAGGTTCCGAACTGTCTTCCGTATACTTCTCCGGGTGGGCTATTAGGTACTTCGAGAACATCACCACCACCACCACCTGTGCCAGCGTCTGCCCAGTATGTTGTTTTGTTAGACCCGAAGGTCGATAATACCTGCCCTATTGTTCCGTCTGTTCCTGGTAGTTGGTAGCCGCCGACTCTACCAATGTGGTCGTTAGCTGTAACTGTGCCAGAGACAGTAGTGTCGCCTTGTATCGTGCTAGAGTTAACCCAGAAGGTTCCGTCGAATGTCAGTAGTTGGCCGGTTTCGGTTGGTGCAGTAATAGTTACATCACTTAGATTACCCAAGCTACCACCGCCCCCTGTGCCACTAAAGTCAAATTCGATAACTTGTGAACTCGGATTCCAGTTGATTATAATACCTGATGTCGGTGCTGCTGTTAGTGTCCTAAACTCTAAAACACCACCGTTAGCTTCTGCAAATACTTCTGCGCCACCGCCGATGTTTGCTGCATTGCCCGATGCAGAGTCGATAAATTCTAACCCAGTTTGTGCAGCATTAACCGCAACTATTTTTCCCTGTTGACCGACATAAGTATTTGGGGTATCGTCTAACTCTAAGAATGAACCACCACCGGTTCCGCCACCGGAGCTTGCAAGTGTAATAGTGCCGTTGTTGTTATCGATTATTGTCATATTTGCGCCGGGCAATAGCGTCTTAAATGGTAAGTCTACGCCTTCCTTGGGAAGTGCAAGTCCAACACCTAAGCCAACATTACTCGAAGTATTCGCCTGGCCACTATTTTCAATGTCAGACATCTCGATCCAGGCATCTACCTGATTGTCGCTTGTGCCTTTATTAAGACGCAACTGTTTAGCTGATGTGTCGTACCATAGTTGCCCCGGCACAGGATTCCTAGGCGGAGTAGCACTTGCAAAATTAGCAAGCATGTTTACCTGTGTAGTGGATATTATCTGAGCATAATTCGGATAATTTATACCAACGAGATCAACACTCGTCTGAGTGTTTAATTGGCCGTCTGGTACAATTATAACTTGCCCGTTCGATCTTGTTACAACATATGACATATTTTTGTCCTAACTTAATTTATTAGCTAAACTTTATTCCGGATACACTAACTAGTACAGTCTGGTTGGTACTGTCGCTCACGGTAAATGATGTTCCGCCGTTGAATTTAATCGAAACAGAACCTGTGTCTCCCGCAGGCTGGTGCGCCATTGCATATTTAAAAGTGGTCGATATAGTACGACGATCAAACATGTGCTGCCCACGGATACCAGTGCCGGTCCCTGATGTTCTATTAACTACACAGACTAGCTGATCGAAGTTGGTATATGCTGACGAGAGTGTAAATGTTCCGCCGCTCGACGAGCCGGACCATAACTGGGTAGTCGAATAATTTGGCGTTGGTTTGGCATCGACATATGCTTTGGTTGTGAGGTCCTGTGGGCCAGATGGCGTAACACCATTACTCACAGAAACGTTGCCGCCTGTACCAAAAATAACTGAACGATTTGCGTTACTGTTGTTCGGATTGTAATTAGTGTTAAACAGGAAAGTTCTAGAAAATGTCGATAGTTGATCAGCTGGGCCCATGTAGAACAACCGACCGAAGTCGTTGTTTGCACTAACCCTTACTGGATCAACACCGTCGCCTGTTGTATCTTCAAAAACAATATCGTTTGCATTCGTTAGGAGATCACCGCCCAGTGATGGGGTCGACCCAGACACGCCGTCCCAAGAAGTGCCGCCACCGCCTCCTGTACTAGCAATCGTAACTTCGTTTCCACTAGTCGAAATACTTATATCTGTGCCAGCCTTTAAGGTTCTAAACTGTAGGTCGACTCCGTTCTTTTGAGCAAAAACCTGACCTGCTCCTGTGCCGATATTCGAAGCAGTGTTAACTTCGCCACCGGTGCCGCCGCCGGTTGCATCAATTTGTATAGTATCTGCGCCTTGGGTTAGTGTTACGTTTGCACCTGCTGTTAATGTTCTGAATAATAAATCAACACCAGTCTTACCTGCGAATACCTGATTTCCGGCGCCGAGGTTTACACCGTCGTTGACTTCTCCGCCTCCGCCGCCTGATCCTACATAACTAATCGTAATATTACCTGCACTTGATGTTAATACGATGTCGCTTGGTGTGCCAGATACTAGAGATTTGAACTGTAGGTCAACACCTACCTTCTGTGCAAACAATCCTACTGCGCCAACAGTAGATGTTCCTAAATTAGATGCAGTATTATCCTGGCCTCCTCCGCCGGTTCCCGATACTGGCTCCCAAACAGCTAACGTACCATCGCCACCTGTGTTAATATTCAGTATACCATTCGAATTATCGTACCATAGCTGACCCTCAAGTGGCTCGCCCGGCGGACTACCGTTTGCAAAATTTTCTAGCAAGTGGACCTGAGTGGTTGCAACTGCTGTTCCGTAATTAGTTGAATTTTGTCCTACGAGCGGAACTGCAACTGCCGGCTGGCTAACACCGATTTGTCCGTCGGTTACTGTAACTACACCATTGGCTGGATCTGATCGTGGGACCTGATAATTTGCCATTTCTTTTAATCTCCCATTTGTATTCTTAGAGTGTACGTTATTTCTAACGTTCTATTTGCTGATTTTTGTACAGGATGAAAGATAACATGTGTTATCAGCAATGTTTCTGGATTGCTTACAAAATCTAACGGTGTAGTATTTTGTCCTTTTGGTCCTGTGTATAATGCTAATTCATTAAAGACAAAATTTGTAGTAGTGTCTGTTGAATTTTGATTTCCTATTCCTGTTGCATTGTCGATATTTTGCTGACCGTTTGGAATGTTCGGCCCTAACACTACTACGCAAACAACATCGTCGAAGTTTTTAGTATTGCCGCCTGGTACATCGACATTTGGATCAGCAACGTTGCCGGGGTCGTTGTTAGTCATCTCGTATACAAAAGTAGTGTTGTACAATTGATCGTTTGGATTCTTGTAAATACTCGTATTTGGTTTTCTATATATAATATTACCAGCACTGTCGATAATGACGCCGCCGTTTCCGAACGCCATGTAAGTAATAAACGAACTTCTATCGCCAGTCAGTGACTTAGCAATTGCTGTTGATATATTACCGAAGTGAACGGCGTTATCTTTATCTAGAAGAATCTCGCCGGTTTCGGCATCCTTAACTGTTACGTGTCCTTTTATAAAGCTTGACAGATGTTCTATCATTTTATCCTCGTTTGTTAACAAGTACAGTACCTGTGTCTACGTCTTTAATCTGTATGTGGGCCAGTATATCAACCTTTGTCTGGTCGTCTGGCTTTCTATTATCTTTAGACTTTTCGTCGTTTTCATTATTTATCATTCTTTCGCTTCCTTTTAATTATTATCATATCGTATCGTTATACTGGATCAGGTGGGGGGATCGGTACAACCGGTACATACGGACAATTCACTAAGAAAGACGACTGTGTAGTGGTGTTGTACATTTTTACATCACCTGCTGCATCAGTTTCTAATTCGAACCCTCCGTTTCCATCTGGCACGGTAATTACTCCAAACCAAGGATCAGAGGTGAATGTATTAAATACACCATTGATTCCGCTAACTTGCTGTATCTGATTACTATCAAGTACTTTCTCAGACAGAGCAAGTGCCTGCACTACAAATGTTTCGTTTGCTACTGTGGCGCCGTCTTTAAAAATATAAACATCCGATGTGGTACCAGACGCAGTAAATGTTATGGTATGAGTCGCATTAGCTGCATACAATCCGATGTGGTCGGGATTCGATGCTTCTCCGATCCTAATAGTTACATTCGGATCTCCTAGTGGATTTTCGCCTAATGTGATTTCGAGTGTACATTCTTGCCCGATCGGCGTTGTCAGGTTCAGAGTTCTTATTCCCCAGTACGATGTAGTTACCACATCGTACGTAGCTCGTAGTCCGAATCCTGGATCTAATCCCCAAGCAAAGAACGGTAATTGCAATTGTCGTTCTAAATAACCACCCCAGTTAGTATCGTCTGTTATCGGATCAGTTGTGGCGTAGATCGGAACGATAGTCGAGGTTACCGGAGTATCATACGGATCGGGTACCTGACTAATATCGCCGCCGTTCCATACCGCGGCGCCAACTTCGTGCTGGGCAATAGTTGTCCCGAGTGTTCCTCGGCGGACATCTGACAGTGTATTTCCCGAAACTATGCTGTATTCTATGCGCTCAGCATCTATCCATATAACGCCAGGGTCTGTCACCGATGCAGTCGGCAAAATACTAGCGTCATTGACAGTTATGACACTAGTGTCGTAGTCTAATTCGTCTACTAATATCGTAGATAGTGCAGTACACGTTCTAGAATATTCGTTATATCCGAGCGGGCTCACTTCTAGTTTGTATCCAACTTCGTTTAAGTCATTCTGGTCGTTCGGATTCCATACTAAGTAATTAACATTAATCACAACATTTTCCGACGGAGTAATAGGCACCATCTCTTCCGGGTGATCTTGTGTGTTTCCGAACATTTCGGCGTCAACTAGTGTAGTCGGCTCGTCTGTAAATTCTTCGCTGTCAATAATCAACCCGAATTCTTCGCCCTGCCAGGTCATTGCAGTGTTGCCCCAATCGATCGGCAATCCGTCTATCATTAAATCGCCTACGATTCCGTTGTACGTAATAAATGCACCTTGAGCTTGCCAAGGAGTGGAGTCCCACCCGAATATAAAACCCGAGCCATCTATTATTGTTCCGTTGCATTCGCCAACCTGCGTATTTGCTAGGTACGCCATAAAGTCATTGAACTCTTCTTCTGTTTCGAAACTCTGCCCAGGTCCCCAACTTGCTCGGTCCCACTCGTCGGTTCCAGGGCCGTCGTTCGTGGAATCCCATGCATTGTATGCATCATCCCAACGATTAACAAAACTATTCATGTAGAATGCTTTGTCTTCTTCTTTGCACCACACTCGCGAATAGTTAAGAATAATTTTAAACTTACGTAACAGTGTCGCACCGTTCGCTGGGTCAACACAAATGTTGTCCCAGCGCCAGCTCTCGTCGAGTCCGAGATAGTTGTTATTCGGATCAACTGGATGTGGCCCGAATCCTTCTCGCCACAGCCAAGGCTCTTCGTTAGGCGGATTTTCCGGAGTCGGACAGGTGCCAATTGCATCGTCCCATGCGTTTCCGTCTGCCTGGTCTATAGTAGAGACTAGAACCGTAGTAGCATCTCGAACCTTTGTGTGATACGGTTTTGCTTCGTGTACATACGACAAGAATTCGTCTAACAAGTCTGCTTCGAAGTTAGGCTTCTGTCTTAGTAGAACATTATCTTGTAAGAATTTAATGTAAGTAGTCTTAAACGCCCAGTCGATATTTCTTTGTTCGCTGAATGCATAATTAACCATTGCGAAGTACAGTAGATTCTCATCTACTCTTAGTTCGTCGATGAATACATTATCCTTCAGTGCAGTTAGTACCTGTCTGAGTTCTAATCTTAATATAGCAGAGAAAGTATCAATGTAGATACTATCCTTAAATCGCATAGTACCCAGTTCGTATCTAACTAGCACAAATTCGTCAGCCTCCTGGTCGAATTCATAAATTTGATATCTATCGAACACAGTCGGCGTAAACGGATATACTTTAACTAGCTCAGAATCGACAAGCTCGTCTTTAATTGCAAACAGTTCAGAGGTATCTTCTACTTGACGTCTTGCAGTGGTGTTAGTTGTGTTGTATCCAACATTGAACCAGTCGGTGTATTCCCAGTATATGCTCGATGTTATGTCTGCATCCCAGTTATCGAAACGATCTTGCCATAGCATAACTTCGCTCATTAGTAAGTTAACTTTCTGCGCCATGATTTTCCGTGCGCCCTGGATGTTAACAAACATATTTTGCTCTGGTCGGATGCCAATGCCATATTTCTCTTCGTCACTTAGGTAAGGGTTAGGCACCGGAAGTATCACAAGATCGTTGCCGGCCGACAGTCCGTTTGGATATTGGTCAGCGGGTAGGGGTTTAGTGTAACCCACTAAGGAGTTAACCATCTTATCCCACATAACGTCTGGGATGATAGAAAATCTATCACCTTCGCCTAGTAGTAGCCACTGACTGTGTTCCTCGTTGGCATTTACAGTCAGCTGATAGTTTACCTGTATAACGACATTTCGATTAGACAAGATTCTATCTACATTTGCAAAAATGAGACTCGTTGAGGACTCGGTGTACTGCACTGGTGCATACCATTCGTAGTTATACGAACGAGGGTTAATGATTAACCTCGAAATTTCTATTGTTGTTAATGTACGGTTAGGGATGCTATCCGGTACAGTTTCGGTATCAGTTACCCAGAAATAATATCTAACTTCGGTAGTATGTTTAAATTTATCGTAAACAACCTCACGAACATAATCAGTTTCGTTTCTCGGAGTACCGTCGCCGTTATACTCGGCAGGCGGCACAGAACTTTCTACCCATTCGTATATATCTGCAGATGATCCCGGAAATACCTTGCCCCAATTATCACGACGGTATACAAGACTGTCTGTTAATTCTTCTGCAGAGGGACCAGTTCTTCCGGTGTTTAGCCAGTTTAATGTAGGTGGTTGCTCGTAGTACATATATCGTATGCGAGATAGATCCCACCAAATACGACCCACTTCTCGCTGACCAAATACATTGCTCGGATTGATTAAGCGAGGGTCGTCGGAGTGGGTGTAGCGAGCAGGGTCACGTGCTGATTTGAAACTGATGTTCTGATCTGCGTTGCCCGCAATTATGTCCTTAAAGGGGTCGTACGGTGCCAGTACTTGTACAGTTTCTCCATTGTCGCGCTCACGTATAAACGAACTCTGATAAAGCTCAGTATTAATTAATGGCTCTCTGATTCTCCAGAACAGACTGTCGTTTTTTACAGCCCATCTGTCAGTGACTACTTCGTCTATCCACGCTCTGCCTGTTGCTAATGTTCCGTAGTCATTGCGATTATAGTCATCTGCGAACCGCTGGTTAAATAGCCCGAAGTATCCTATATTAGACGGATTTATTCCCTCGAATACCTCACTATAGCGAATAAATTCCCCGGTTGGTGTAGCTAGTACCCAACCGTCTAATGCTCCGAGGTATACATACGTATAAGAATTTTTAAAATTATCAGGACCGGTTATAATTACTTGCCCGCTTGTATTTCTTCCACTCTCCTCGACACTGAATACTGCATTGAAAACTCTTTTCTCTTTTTCTGGTATTGTGATTCCATTGTAAAAATTAAAGAATGCTTCGTTTACATCAACTAAACACAAATCATCTAAATTCGGATCGCCGGTTGTGTTTGCTCCAGAACTAACTCTCAGGTTAGATACCGCGGAAGAACCGACCTTATATACACCCCAGTCTTCCTGCCGATTGTATGCAATCCATATATAACTACCAATCGGTGGCACTGATTCTAGTAGTGGCATCTGATAGTGTAAATCATCTGCATCAAAGAACATAAAGTCAACGTCATCTCGATGCACGTATCCGGCGTTAGGTGCTTGGTAATCATCCCAGCCACCGGGTGCAATAGGAACTACAAAGCGTGTGTCTAGTCCCCGAGGACGAGTAATCCACTGATCGGTGTCGTCGATGTCGATGTCTACGATAGTGTCGTTGGGGGCGTCGTATACTAAATCTAGCTGTAATACAGACCAAGCGGTATCGCCTACAAATAAGTCGCCTTCGCCTGCTGCAACCACGGCTGCTATTTCTTCCGCTGTACCTGTTGAAATCGGATTCCCTACAATTGTCACTTTAGGTGCAACTGTGTATCCGTACCCGGGATCAGTAATTGCAATCCTTGCTACCCGTTTGTTACTACCTAATATTGCAATAGCAGTCGCTTGCCTATTAGTAGAGGGCGGTAATCCAAATTCGTTTCTTGCGTCAGGGGGCGCAATAATCACAGATGGTGCAATGTCGTATAAGTTAACAGTATTAAACAATATAATCTCTTTAACTGATCCGATTCTATCTAGCGCAAAGTTAAACCTGAATGTCTGCGGATCACCCTTTACCTCGTCGTAGAACGATACAAACTCACTATTAACGTGGTCTTGTGTGCCGCCGAAGTCAGCAAGTTTAATTGCCCACTCTTCAGTGTAACTAATTTCTTCTTTATCTTGAATCTCGTCAGATCGCAACAACTTGTCGATCGCGTTTTCCGTTCCTTTCTGGCGAATGAATCCTTGATAGAAATTAAACTGCACATCGTCGGAAACGCCTAACTGATCTAAGAATACTCTGTTTTCGTGTCCGATTAAGTGGCGAGCCCCTTGCTCAATTTCCGGATTGTCTAGTGTCGACTCTGTGTCGTAGTAGTAACGCATACTCTCGACGATGTTGTCGAAATTCTGTATAAGTGAATTATCCTGAACTAGGAATCCGCCAGCTTGTAGTTTACCAAACCAGTCGAGTGTCTTAATGCCGGTCCATTCTAATCTGTCCTGGCGCACACGAAGTAGTGGTGCATATATAACATCATTAAATTCGGTTATGTTGTCAAACATCATAACATGTTCTGTTTCGGTTGCACTAACTCTCAGATAATAGACACCCGTTCCTAGCGCCTTCGGCACAACTTGAATAAATTTATCATCACGGTTAATAAGTGTATCGGACGGAAGAATAGAAACACCACGCTTATCTAGGATGCTGTATACGCCGTTGTTTAGTCGCTCGACACTAGCCGGATATCCTTCTTCTACTTCGAGTGTAGTAGCTTCTGCTGCTGGGCTTAAGAAGATTGCGTTGTCCGCAGCCCACTCATTAACGACCCAGAATAAGAATTGACTTGCTGCAAGTTTCCAGTTCTGAACTTGATTTAAATTACTAATCTCTTCAAATTTCCATCCTTGAGATTCTAAGTATGCACCATACCCGATTAAGAAATCATATACTTCTTGCGAATTCTGCATTATGGATGCATACGGAATAATCTGTGGTTCGTCTATTCGGTCGGGCAAGTACGTAACGGTGATGCCTCCTTGCTGTGGCAGTGCCGCTAACTTGGACCAGTTGTTAGACAAGAAACTGTCTGCTGTGTGGTCTCTCTTGGCCTGGTAAAAGAATGTATTGTACCGAACGATCTCGCCAGCTTTATAAACTACGCCGAATTCAAAATCACGGAATGCTGCTGGTGTACCGCCTTGATTTATTTGTATTCTTCTACTGGTCGGAGACGCAGGTAAAAAGCCAAAGGATTGCGACAATAGATCGTACCCGTATATCGTAAACGTGCCATCGGCGTTTGCTCTGACTATAACGCCACTATATGTGTAATCCTTAACGCTTGAGCCAGTGTATAGGTACACCTGATAGTTGGTAGTCGGTATTATTAAATTGCCGGTATCTGATTCAGTGCTGCTGCTTTGCAGTTTAACACGAATTGTATCCTGATCAGTAAATGCACCCATTTTGTAACCAAGGTTCACATCGACTCGTCGAATGCGATTACCGAATTCGTTTGTTATGTTCTTTCCGAGAAACAGCAAACGATCACTGATATATTGTTGATACCCTGTGCGGTATGCAACGACATCGTCGATAGTTTCGGCATGTACAATTTGTGTGCTATTCTTAAGTCTTTCGTTGGTTGTTATATCTAGTAGCTGGTTACCATTTCGGTATGCAAGAGCAGCAGGATTCCAGAACTTTTCTCCGAACTCAGCAGGTCGCATGAGATATAGGAATTCTAGTACTGAATAATTGTATCCACTGTCTTGATACCACGACTGCTCAACAGGCGCACCATCGCCATATTCCCAATTGTCATCTATACCGGTCCAGCCGCCTGTAATTGGCAGGCCGAATATAATAGAAACAGATTGCGGGTCGCCGCTGGGGTCAACTGGTAAAATGGAAGATAGCCCCGGACGGACAAAAAGAGGGTCTACTCCGGCTCTGTTGCCTTCTAATATTAATCCAGCCTCAATGTCTGCCCACATCGGATTCGAACTATCCCACGGGAAGGTACCGTATGCAGTTTCCCACCAGTCGGGCTGAATGCTAAAGCCCAGCATTTCCCAGGGGTGTGTGCTCGGACGATCGGTGTCGTAGAAGTATGTAAATATACCTCTCCAGTATCCCGGTAGAGGCACACCTTGATATGTTTGCGAACTGTAGTTCCATGTTTTCCAGTTTAGCGGATCGTAGAATTCGTTGACACGATAGTCTGCTTTGTTTTCAGCTGTCCACTTAGAAAAGAACGACAATGTCGATGTATAATATTCTTCTCTGGTGTAGCGATTAATCGCTGACTGATCTGTTATTGGTTCGTTCTGTCTAAACCAGCCCGGACGAATATTTTCAATTCGCAATAGTGTTGCGGGATCATCTCTAAACTCATTCATGATCCCGTTATAAATTCTCTTTTCTAACTCGAGCAACAACATGTCTCTGATGTCATCGCTTTCGAGTCCGTTAACTCCGGTAGTGATATTGCCAAACGCCGGCACAATCGACCCGTCGTGCCCTGCAATAACCCAAATCGGATCAACGTATGTTGTATCTAACTCGAACCCAGGCACGTAAACCGGGCCCATGCCAAGTTTAGCAGGTGTAGCTGGGATATAAGCCGGTGGCGAATTATTATACATTCTTGCTAGTACCGAATCGCCCGGCGCCACAGAACCTCCGGAAATAAATTCAACGGTAGTTCCTAGGTTAGTATCTACAATCTTATAATCACGATCAATTAGTAACAAGCTTTCTTGGTCAATTATGTTACCGGTGCCAGTTATGATCTTATATAAGTATAATGTGTTCTTCGGGTCGGTTATATCTATGTCGAATGTAAATTCTTCCGGTATTGTAGTAACCTGAACCTCTTCTGCTCTGAATACATCAGAACGAGAGATCATATATGCATAGGCAAATGACTTAGAAAATTCCTTGGATACATTAACAACTGCCAAAACTTCTTCTAACCACAGGTCAGTACGTAAATCACCTGGCGCCAACAGCGGAGTGTATCCCGCAATATCTCTCTGCCTAACGATTTTAAGAAACTTATTTTTAAAGTTTACATATTCGTTCTGAACAAAGCGTGTAGCTTTTATTACATCGACATCGTCCGTGGAAGAAGTGAACATAGTCTTCAATAACGACGATTCGTTCTGAAGAATGAATTCGCCTACTGCCGGGTTCTTCTCGCTGTCGTGGTAGTTGTTTATTCCTAGCTCCTCTCCTTGGAACCCATATTGACCAGCAATAATGCTACCGAAGTGAGGGGTGAGGTCACTATAGCTCAGTTCGAGTACTTCCTCGTTATTAGGATTAGCTTCTAATTGCTTTGGTATCTCGAAATAGCCACGCTCGTAATCTTTTAAACGATCGTATGTATAGATGTATACTTCAACCGAATCGTTAAACGCTACCTTATCTTCGGTGTTAAATATAGTAACAATCGGGCCGCCATTCTCAACTCCGAATTGGAAATACATATCGCCTGCTGTTTCTAGACCAGCTTCTAGTATTCTTATCTTGTTTACAAATACTTCCATGTTCTCTTCGACTAAATTATGAGGGGATACACTTAGGTTGTATGTAAGAGAATCGGTTGGGTTACCGTTGCTGTCGACTAGCATGTCGCCAAACACAGTGTAACGATTTATAACTCTCTGCTTACTAACTTCTTCACTTTCGTACCAGGAATTTTCGTATGTCCATGTTTCTGGGTCAGGTATGTCGTTCTCTTGTATGATTCTATAATAGTAATATCCGCTGATAGGAACGATGTTACCGCCAACAACATACGAATATCGCTCAGTCTGCAAATCGTTCTCAAATATAATGTCCGAGATTTGTCCTAGTGATTTAAAGCTAAGTGGAAATCCTAGTATTGGATCGACTACAGCATCGGGGTCATCTGACACCTTATAAGAAAAGATGTGCGATCCTTCTAGGTTCTCGAAGTCGTTGTTAGGATATACTAATTCGTTTCCTAAGTTAGTAAACGTCTTGCTACCAGGTGCATCTAAGTTATATAGATTAAATTTAATTGGTTGGTTCGGACCAGTTTTCTGGTTTGCTGCGCCGCGCCAGTATCCGTCTCTAAAGTAATAAGTTTCACCTTGGTGCTCTGTATTTGGGTGCGCTGGATCGTTGCCTGCAGGTACGCCGCCTACTACTTGTATAATAGATCCTTCTACTATTCTTGCATCACCGGGATCTATTACCGGCTGACCGTTGTTCCATATCGTTAGTTCAATCTGGTTTCCTGAAAAATTTACCTGCCATATAAATCCACGAAGAGAATAAGGCTCTCCGAATATGTCTAACAGAGGCTCGTCCCACGGTTCTGACACAGATTCGTTGTCCCATATTTCGTTAGGTCCGGTGGAAGACTTATCCCAAAACGACACACTCAGGTACCCAGGGTCACACGGGAATACTATCAGATCGCCATCTGATACATCCGGCAAGAAATTTTGTACATCTGCAATAGTTTGATTTTGTACCTGTGCGTATTGTAACGAGTTAGAGCCGCATGTAGTAATTCCGTCCTGGCAGTAGTAATCTACTTGCGCTAAAAAGGTATCGCCACTGCCGAATAATTCTATGTTTCTAAAAAATTCAATAATCGGACGAAGAGCTCTAGTTGCACCACTCGGGAATCCGGTACCGGTATATCGTAGGGACTGATTAATAGTATCAGTGTGGTACCATTTGTTTGTGCGAGACCAAGCGTTCTGATCGATGGCACCGCGTTCCATCGTAATATAATCCGGAGTGATTGATTCAGCATCGTATGTATCCCAATTCATTGAGTCCCATATTCCACTGTTTCCGTTTACTTGCGGTACTGGGAAATTTATATCCCACGGCAAGAATCGTTGTTCGGATGATGCAATAATCTGGTTATATTCCGGAACAAAGACGATACTGCTTCCAACCCCTTCGACTGTAATAACATCCGGATAGGTAGTTGATCCCTGGAAGATGATCCGCATACCGTTGCTAAAATATAAATCAGCTGGACCGGCAGAACCGCCAGTCAACGAATTAAATTCGTTTATGTCGAATTGCCGTTTGCCTAAGATGTAATCGTTTATGTCTTGGTCAGATATGCCGGTGACTGTGATCGGCTGTAACTTACCCGGTACCCAAAAATAATTCTGATAGTTAATAAACTTGTCGACGTCAATTGGCGGCGAGTAGCTATAAGTACGGGAGTTAAACAGACGGTCATGATTCTCGACATTGCCACCGTAATATCTGATCCTATCTATCATGTCCTGATAGAAAAATAAATTTGTTTTTTCTAGAGTCTCGATGTCAGTTGAGAACTCAGTTGGCTCTAACTGATACCATGTGCGATCTTTGTCTGGCTCAGGGATATAAAAATCCTCAAGGGGATTATACTCGCCATTAATACGCCGACCTATATACCCGGTTAGTCGCTCTGCATTTCTTTTAGAAAATACTTGATCAAATGTTGCATCAAAAAACTTACGCTCAGTTACTGTCTGGAATATGCTAGGTAGTAATCTGATGCTGTTGGTATTGTTTGCCATCTATGTTATACTCTCAAGTTTGTTTCGGTGTAGTTTTTAACAATTATTACATTATCAACTGTAGCAGTAGACAGGAATAATTGATTCGGGTTGGCAATAATTTCAAATAGGTTACCGAACTGCGACTCTTCCTTTTCGGGCACAATAACTATCGAGTGTAAGAACTTAGATAGTTGAATATGTATGTAGGCTGCAAGCTCAGTGTAAAAGAATCTTTCTCCGAAGTCCCAGTTGTTTATGTCGAAATACTCGTCAATTGCCTGAATAATTCTAGTCTTTAATTCGTTGTCGCTTATCGATGCCGTAGGAATTTTCACTGCTTTAAATGTTGCTCTTAGCTCGGGCTCCGCCTGAACTCCAAACAGTACCTTAAATTCCGCCGAGTTGTAAATTAACTCGTCGGATATGCTCTTGTACTTATTCAATTCTGCAAACTCAATTTTTAACTGTTCGGTAGTCGGAGGAGCCGGAAACGACGTAGCATTGCCGTACGAGTCTTTCCATACTATCACCTCGTTGTAGTACAAATCGGTAAGCACAACGACGTCGATAATATTAGAAACGCTCGGGTCGACGCGCTGGTCGCCGGGTGCATAATGTTTCCATTTATACGTGAGCTGCTTACTGTATGGTATGCCGACATTCAGGTCTTGCTCAAAAGATATTCCGTTTCTTCCCCAGTGATTTTCGTCTAACACCGGCTGGACTAATGTCAACTGTCCGGCTGCGTCTTCAAAGATTTGAACATTCCAGTAATTCTTTCCGAGGATGTTTGTGCCTACTTCTCCGCCGCGTAGCGTTTTGGCCTGCATAGTTGCAATAAACAATCTTGCATTTTCTCGTACAGTTACTAGATTTGAACCTGTCCAGTTTAGATACTGCTGTAAGAGGCTAGCAATTTTAGTAATTGTAGCAGGTACCGGAACTCCGTCGACGGTGTTTGGCCCTATTGTGGGATTAAACTGAAACAGTCCGGCATCTGCAAGAGACACCCTCACAGGCGGAACAGGTGGTGCCTGTACTTGCCCTTCGAAACCTATATCAAGTATAGTTGCGTTTGGGGTCTCTAGTCCATATAGGACTAAGTCTTGACTGGCTACAGTCACGAGACTGCTATCCCAACCTGTGAGCCAGGGACGACCGGTTTCGTACCCGTCTATATTTGTGTATCTCTCAAATACCACCTCGTCATCGGGACCCACCATAGTGGTAAAGGCATTCGGACTGTCTGCTGCGCCATCTTCGTTTAGATCGGCAGGAACAACTTCGACCTTAGTAGGATCTTGGTAACCGTCGTCTTGTATAAACACACCTGACAGTGTCCACGATAGTGTTGTTGTCAACGGATCTCCTGCGGCGGTTGTATTGATGTTAGGTAGCAATTGTATTTCGTCTTGCAGAGCCTTGCCAGTCACAGAATCGAAAACCTTTTGATCTGGGTCCCAGAAGAATCTTACTTGCTGTAATGACTCAAACACTGTGACCGTTCCTCGGGAAATTAACTCAAATGCCGGATTCGTTTGGCCGTCGCCTGCTTGATAGTCTACAGTTATTAGCCATCCGTTTACATTAGAACGGTCAATTTGTGTTCCGTTCCTTAGAATAGTAAATTCGCCATTTGGGTTTGCACCGTCGATGATATACCATACACTGTTAATCAGGTCGTACCCGAGACCGAAATCTTGTCGCTCGTTTAACTTAACTCTAATTTCTTCAATAACTGACTCACTAAACAGAAAATTGAACCCAGGAACAGACTGTAGTGCTGGCCATAGGTCTGTTATTTCAGTCGATATCTCAACCGATCCAACATTAGACACCGATGGATTAATAGGCTTACCGTTATTTAAAACCGACTTAATCAACGTCGACTGTGTTAGAGTAGGTGAGGAATACTGGTCACCAAATATAATAGTGGCTCCTGCACTTAGATATTGATACGGAGGAGTCGTTGCAATTACATTAGAGTATCCTGTCCCGAGCGGCCAGTCTGGGATATTATCGAGCGGATTAGCTATAAAGTATCCGGTATCATTTTTAGATTTATCGGGTGATGTTTTCCAGTATACTCCTGCAGGCAAAACAAAGTAGTTCTGACCGAAGGCCCCTTTGAATGCCGAAATGTAATTGTTTATGTAAAAGTTTTCTAACTCCGGATTAGCTGCAAACTGCTGTAACTGTAATAGAATTTCGTCTTCTACGTTGCCGATGTCGTTGTCAGTGATCGAAACTAGATCTCTTTGTTCTTCGTTGTCGTTGTATAATGCACCATCTTCGCCTAACAGGGTGATGTTAGTGTGATATCCGGTAGGATCATTGATGTCTATGTAGCGACTATGACCTGCATATGTCCTGTTAATTGCACGTATTTTGGTAATTTCGTTTCCGAACACTAACGGAAATACATTGTAATCCTCGTTGTTGATCATACGTTCTTGTGTGTAGAACGTTTGCGGTGCTCTTAGTTTAATTTGCTCGTTGGTCTCTGCGGCAGAGCCATTGCCGATTGTATTCTCTAAACTAAAGTTCACAGTGAGGTTGTATGTTTGACCGTCGACACCGTTGTAAGGGATTGTAAACTGCAGATTAGACGCATCCTCTGGACGGATGATTACATTACGGCCCGCACTTGTTCTGTACCAATAACGATAAATTCCAGTAGGCGTATTGCCGAAGTTGCCGTCTGCAAACTTTACAGATATCTGATCGTTCAATTCGGAAATAACTTCAAATATGTTTCTTTCTTGGAAGTTAATCGAGTTGTAAATAACGTTGGTGCCGCTTACGCTAGGAACTTTTTTCCACTGCACTATTACATTACCCTGATCGTCGATCTCTTGTACGTAAACATCTCTTTGGTTGATATTATTAACTGAGATCTGCTGAACTCGATTCGGAACAGGAAAATCATATGCATAGTCTTGCTTCTCGAGCTTTCCCTGCTTGAAGTATAAAAAGAATCCAGTGTCGGCACTTGCTACGCCTAACGTATCATTTCGGTAAATCAGTCCAAAGGGATCTTGCGGGTTAGGATCCTTTTCATAGAACGTTTCGTTGTTAACAAATGTTGCATTCACTACATCAATCGGTATAGATTCTCCGTTTACGGTAATAGTAATAGGCTGCGTGACGTTTAAACCCAACACGTTATTCAATTCGTATAGGTCGGTCGAAATTCCGCCGACAGTACCTGACTTCGACGGACGACCAAACGGATTAGTAGGGTTCAATGCGTTGTTTAGCACAGTAACAAACTGATCGAACCAGTCTGGATTGTTAGGATCGGCCCAGAACACAGGTACGTTAGCTAGCGAGTTTCCTGCACTGTCAGTTAGCAACTGATTAGTTCGAAGATAATTCACCTTAAACAAGCCGTTAGTAGCAATGTTACGCTTCGGCTGATAGTTAATTAATCTAGCTAGGCGTATAATGCTTTCTCTGCGCTGAGCAGTATCCATGATATTTTCACGACTGTTTAGATCGACACGAAATGCCAGGCTTGTTCCTAAGTAGGCAAGCAATTCGATAATTGCTACAAATTCTGAACTTTCTATATAGTCGTTGAAATCCTCAGGGTACTGTACCCTGACATACTCAACTAGTGCTAGTTTAATTGTGTCGAAATCATATGCAGTGAAGTCGATCTCTTGGAAAGATTTATATACTTTAGTAAAATCTTCGCCTGCAAATAGATTACTCTGTCTTACTATCTGAGACATTATATTGTTCCCTCAGTTTCTCTTACAAAATCAATAAACAGTGTTTCTGCTGAATGGCTCGGTGTGTATATTAGCACTAGCTCAACCTGTAGTCCGTAATCGGTTTCTTTTACGTTTGTGTTTTCTAATTCTACTCTCGGATCGGACCGAACAATGCGCTCGACATCGTCAATGATCGCTTGCTTAGTTAAATCGTCAAACGGGTCGAATAATAATTCATGAATTATGCTACCGTACTCGGGTAGCATAACTCTTTCTCCTACTTTAGTCTGGAATTCGTTTAGCAAGTCCTGCTTCACACAGTCGATATCAGTGATGCTGTATGGCGGTGCTAATCGTTGGAAAGTTGTGAACCCAACGTATATTGGTGTAGTTGCTCTTTGCTGTTTTGTTCCTGCCATTTTCCACCCGAGTGTGCGTTTTTAGTTATTTATCACTTAAAATTAAAAGACGCTTTAATGGTTGACAATAATACTAATAGGCGCTATTATACTTGGGCAATAATGCATCCACTGCTCAAAAAGGTAAAACTATATGAGTAAGAGAATTAATATTTCTCGTTTTGAGGAGCTTGTCAAGCGAGCTGAGGCTTACAACGGCCGTGTTCCTGGCAAGCGTTTCTATCCTATCCAGGCCCGGGATGGTAAAATCCTGGTTTTCGGTATGTACGACGGACAAACAAAGAAGTATGTTTTGTCTGAGCCGTTTGTCGACGTCAATTTGGCGTTCGATGAAATCGAGGCAATGCTTAACGCTGCTTGAACGATACGGGGCTTCGGCCCCGTAAGTTAAGGTGGTGGCGAAATAGTCACCAATGCTGTGAATTCAGTCGGCGGCGGTAATACCTGAAATATATTATACGACCCACCGAATACTACATTAATCGATGTTACTTCTCCATTTGAGATGACTGCTTCTGCGACTGCTGTTTCGTCGCCGTTGCTGATAGTTACAGTTGGTGGAGTAACGTACCCCTTTCCTCCGTCAGTAACTGTAATTTGTGTTATTTCGTATCTCTGTACAAAGATATTCGAGTCCGGCGGAACAGGTAATATAGGTGGAATCGGTATGAAATCTGTTATTTCTGCTGTTGCAGTTCTCTCGGCCGGTGGCGGCTCTATTGTTATCGTAAGGAGTTGAGTTTCTACGTCGGTGTAAGACCCTGGGCTATTTATAATAATCGAGGTTACTACTCCGTTTTCTACGACCGCTGTTGCTAGTGCTGTTCCGCTACTAAAACTAACTGCCGGTGGGTTAAGACTGTCGTATCCGGCTCCACCTTCACTAATTGTCGCGCTGATAACGCCATTGTCGTCTGGCCCGTATTGTTCAAACAGTATTGTGCTGACGCCTGCTTGGTCTGGCAACAGTTGGTCTCGTGGTGGAGAAATCGGTTTATCGGGGTAAATCGGAAACTCCGGCAATTCAAACTCAGGAAAGGAAGGTATCACCGGAATTGGATCGACTGTCACCTGTGGGTCAATAGACTCCCAGTTCGGAATTAATCCATTGGGCATCTCTAAGCCAGCAGGGAGATTTTGATTTCCTAAATTTCGTATTATTCGTCTAAGTTCTACTAGTGTCACTCTGTTAATCTCCGTAGGAACTCGTAGTATTCCGCAGGATCGGTTCCGCGATTAATATGTGCTGGGCACGGCTCGTATGTCATTAGTCGACTCACTATTGTCTCAATATCTTCGGTTTTTCGTTCCCAGTAATTCGGTATTTTGGCCGTTCTCGGAGCCGATACAGCATCGACCTGATTGTTTCCTAATTTAATTGTTGCGTCACCGTCGAACTCTAATAGCACGTTTGTTCTGACATACTTGGCAATAGGTTCTGCTTCGGTTGCAGTTGATGCCGTGCTGGATAAATCCGGAGTTGCCGCTTCGGGGCCCGCTATGCTGCCCGGGGTTGCGCCGCCCGACTCTCCAGTGTTTGTGTCACCGGATCCGCCGTCGTCTGTCCATGTGTAGAAATGTGTGTGTCCGACTAGTCCGAGTCCCGGCGCCCTGAAATCTGGAGCATACATGTTGCCCCCTGATGTGATTGTACCGTTTACCTCGAAATTCCCCGAAGCATCTAGTTGACAATTAGCAGACCTAGTTGTAGTGTGGCCTACTGCTGAAAATATGTTGTTGCCGCCAACACCGATTTCCTGGTTACCAGTTACACTTTCTGTCTTGTTGCCGCCTATTGTTATTCCTTCGTTACCCTCTACTACTTCAGTTCGGTTGCCGTCGACACGTATATCTTCGTTGCCTGCAATAGACTCGATCACATTACCATCGACGCGCTTGTTTTCGTCTAACGCTACATATTCTGTCTTATTTCCAGCTGCCACTAATACATCTAAGTTGCCGTTTGTAACTGTAATAAAAGCATTATCGTCTACAGTACAATATAAATCATTTAGGGCCTGCATATATATGTTGCCGCCTACACCGGTACCTTCGTCGACAATCTTATTGTTCTCGTCTGTGTTTTGTGCTGCCTTCATTTTTATATTTTGGCCGGCTTCGATGTTTATGTTGCCGTCTGCTCTTAAATTAAAATCTTGTTCAGTACGCATCGAGATAGACTTAGCACCGAAGATGTCAACATTGCCCTCTTCATCCATTTGTATCCAGGCCGTTCCTTTTTTATTAATTGCGTAGATTAGTCCATTAGTTTCGTCTATGCGTATCATTGCTCCGGTGCGAGTTCTGAAACCGATATATTCGTCCTTGCCGTTAACGTCGCCGTCATCCATTACGAATGTATGGCCGCCTAATCTAGCAGGGCCTTGTACTTCATTATTGTTACGAGGATCAACCGGGCCGGGGGTGCTAAGGCCCACAACATGCGACGGAGTTTCTCTCATAGCAGAACTCGACGTCAAACCTCTGATCGGGTCTTCGATTAATCCCTGATCACCTATGCCTCGAGTTCTAGTTTCGTGCCACGGGCGTCTCGGATGTCTCGGGTTTGCAATAGTATCCTTAGTCGAGTCCCATTTATTGTATTCTGCGACCGGCAAAGCTTTCCCGGGGTTAGTGACATTACCGGCATTCTGTTTATTCTTATCAGACGCAGCAATGCCGGGGACTTCGTGCAGCATGTATTCTTTAAATAATACACCTACCCAAATTGCGCGGTTAATGTCGCCGCCTGGAAACATAACTAACACTTCGTTGTTTATATCCGGTGGCACTGCCCAGAACCCGTATGCAGTTTGCGTATCTTGCATTGTGTCTACGATCGATCTAGAGTTTTTTGTTTTTGTTGTGGCACCACCGAATGGTGATAAGTATCCACACACTATCCAGCCGTTTGGGTCATCCTCGGCGCTGTTAAACTCCGGAATCCACACCCGTATTCTTCCTGCTAGTTTAGCATCGGAAGTATCTTTAACATATCCAATATATGTTCTATCTAGATAACGCTCTCTTACTTGGTTATTCTTTATCATTAAAATTACTGCCTGATGTTTGGATTATTGTCAAATATTTCCTGGTATACATTTTTCTCCTCGGGCGGAGTAAATATGTCGTCCTCGGCTCTTGTAAGATTTTTCTGTACTAAATACGTAGTATCTTCTGTTGCAACTGCGCTAGTATACTGTAGTAACGACGGGTCATTTAATACTTCGTTTAAATCTATTAACGGGTCAATAACAGAATACAATTTCTGCGTAAACAATCCGTTTGTAAATTCGTGGTCTATTCTCTTAACCAAGTATAGCCCGTTTATCATAGACGATCTGCTAAGAATAACACCGGTGTCGACTCCAGGCAGGTCGGGTGTTCTCAACGATAACAAGAAGGCAGGCTGACCGACCGCAGCAATTTCTGGCTCCAGAGATCCTGTTTGCCCGGGTTCGCCGAGCCAGGTCGGGTCGCCCTTTATAGTCATTTCGATGTTTGCAATATCACCCGATATCCCACTAAACGCTTGCTGGAACAAACTGTTAACCGATGCTCGGCCGGTATCATTGCCAGTCGTAACAGATTTCATCCAGTCGAGCCCGGCAATTGTTCCGAGGTCGGTTTCGATGTAGGCCAGCGGATACGATCTGTACGATAGTGACTTTTGTTTTTCGAGATCTGGTGTGAATGTATAATCTGACACATATCGCTGCGGGCCGCGTGTTGTTGCGGCGGCGCCGTCTGTTCCGTTTTCCTTTCCTTTGTTTGCCTTTCTTTCGGCAGCAATTAACCTGGACTTTGTAGCAATATCTACTAACCGGTTTAGTTCTAGTTGTTCTTCTTCTGTATACTGTCCGGTTTTAATTGCTTCTCTAAGAGCGGCCTCAGCGTTATACGGCGAGACACCCAAGCGTCGAATCGTAACTGCTTTATTCTGATCATAGTTTGCAATTTGTCGCCGTAGCTCTGCAACTGTTTCGTATTCGTCGGTAAACTGCTCTCCCTCGGCCTTAGATGAATGTGTCGTAAAGAACCCGCCCTTCGGTGGCATATTTACATACCATGCATTGTTGAAGGTTAAATCAAGATCTATGATCTGATCATTCTCTCCGGTAAAAATGTATTTGTAGTGTTTTAAAATTAAATTATCGTTTACATAATTTCTATATCTTTCGTCTGTTCGAGCAAGTGCGTCAGTTGGTACTGCTTGCAACTGTCCTATTTTGTATTCCTTTATTCTATATGTAAATTTCCTCTGATAATCCCCTCGAGCGATGTCAAATGAGATTACCTGACTTTCTGTTACTACCCGGTGAAGGCGCTTTATTGCATTTGCATTGTTTTCGACATCAGCCGGAGTGTTGGTGTTTCGTGCAAACTCTTGATATTTGGGTGCATTAGATATAACTCGGTTAATAAAATCGACGATAGTTATATTTTTCTCAGACTGTACGTTACGCTTGGCGCCTTGGCCAGCCTCTTCAGTTGATACTTGTGTGCCGTCTAATGTGGCCGCTGATACAGAATCAAATACTTCTAATTTGCTAATGTCTTCGCCGTCTAGTATTATTTCATACTCGTCTGGTTTTACCTGCAGAAGGTTTGCTTGTGTTTTTGATTGTTCGTTTAGCTGTCTTGTCAGATCAGCAAATACCTCCTTTAATGTCCCCTTGCCTAATGTAGATGTGGACTTTTTAATCACCCCATACTGATCTTGCTGTGCTGTTTCTTTGTAATGCACTGCAAGAACGTCATATGTCGATCCACCTGCATACACGGAAGTAGTCATGCTCTTAACCATAATGGGCCACCGCCACACATCATTAGTCAGCTTGACTGGCTCGCCAGTCCCGGGCGAGTTTGCCAGAAAAGAAAGTTCTATAAAGTACGGAACTTTATAATAGGTGTTTATGTCTAGTTCCAAACTTGCAGCATAAATTCTGTCGAGCATAGACGCCCCGCTGAATTCTCGCAGGCGCATATTCATCATGCTATAGTTTGCATTTTGAGATTGTTTAGACATAGACACGTAATTTGTTGTTGTAAAGTTTTCTATGAATATCTGACTAGTTACGCCCGACTCTGCAATAATAATGCCATTGCTCGGTGCAAGCTGATCGAACGAGGTTATATCTACTGTCTCGGGCAGCATATAAAATGTCAGATGATACGTTGTTAAATCGTATGCATCTAGTCGATTAGGAGTTATTCCTCTTTTTAATGGAGATATTTTTGTCGCCATGTTATCTTGCTAACCTATCTATCGTTTCTCTGGTAGGTGTAAATATTAATGTTCCTGCTACAAAATCAGTTATCGGATCGATTATGTTGTCTGGGTTACGTATAGCAAAAACCCACCAGAGGTTTGGCGTCCCGTACAAATCAAATGCCATTAGATCTGGTCGCTCGTTGTACTTCGGGATAATTTCAACTAACGGGTCGTCCGGAGTAGCTGGTATTGAAATTGGTACCCAGATATCTAGGTAAAAATCTTTTATCGGGGTTTCTAAATACTTACTCGTATACTTGCTATTAATTGCCATTATATATACCCGTCCTGTAATAGAGTTCCATTTCTAAATTTCTGCAGACTAAACGTATCCTTTAATGTGCGTGGGTTGTAGTAAAGATCCATTGTTAACGCAATATTAAGAAACGTCGGCACGGAGGTGTTTATATTTCCGTCTACTACTGTGACATAATCTACATCCGGTTGCAGTGTGTAGGTATAGTTCTTAATGATAACCGGAACATCTTTAAACTGCTGGTTACCCATATAATTAAATTTCACAACCGGTGGCGGGGCGCCTGCTAGTGCATCGGTTGTACCAAAGTATGACTTAGTTATCGACCTAAAGAAGTGCATCGCAGCAAGAGTGTACTTAGCTTCGTCTAATGTCTGAGAGGTAAAATCAGCAGTAAGTACAATTTCACCTACATACGATCTAGCGTATGCATTATACTTATAGTTGCTATGGGTGAATGTATACTCCTCGTATTCCGAATTACCAGATAATTGCATAACTGGTGTATACGGAAAGACTAGCATATTGCGCTTTCTCAAGGGTTCCATAATTTCGCCGGTGCCGAAAATGCCCGACTGTCTACTAAACGGACGAATACTTGCTCTATAATCTAATTCTAATTCTGCCACACACGTTGTCTCCTATTTGCATTATTTATCAACTAAATTAACTACATACATAACGACCTGGTAAACTTTTTGGTTGACATGTTGTCTAAAAGACGCTATACTGGATGCATAACAATAATAACCACATACAGGGAAAGTAATGTGAGGAAAAAAGTAAATTATCTCAACAACAAAGATATGTTGATGGAGATTCATAAAAGTAAATTATCTTTCTGCGAGTACTCCGACGAAAAATACGGTTGGTTTGATCACATACTGGACTCTGTTGATGAAATCAACGACGAGACTATAGCAGAAGCTAAGAAACGCCGGGCCGCAAGAATTGCTGATTTAGCGTACAGAAAAGCAATGTTTGAGTCGGAGAGCTTGCCTAGGCCAAAGTTAAGCGAGTTTAAATTTGACCCGGAGACTATCGACGAGTCCGAATTAGTCTTTCGTGTTATAACCTACGAACACATACCTCTTGCGCCTGGCCGTAAGAAGAATCCCAAGACCGTAGCAGATGACCATATACGATTAAATTTCATACCGTTTAAGCACTACATACTGGAAGGTACAGGCAATGCTAGGCGGCCAGTAGAGGTATTAAAATCTCACTACTACAAGGGTGAATTTAATCATACCCACGGCTCGATTACCGATAAATTAGCAAGAATGTTCATGCTAATGGTAAACAAGTATAGCCAGAGATCGAATTGGCGGGGCTATACATATCTAGACGAAATGAAGGGGCAGGCACTTTTGCAATTGTCGCAAATGGGTTTACAGTTTAACGAGGCAAAGAGTGATAACCCGTTCTCGTATTACACTGCATCTGTATCGAACAGTTTTACTAGAGTACTTAATATAGAAAAGAAAAATCAAAATCTGCGGGACGACTTATTAGTCCAGGCAGGGCAGAGTCCGAGTTACACTCGTCAGCTTGCAATCGAAGAAGAAATTCGAAAGCTACGAGAAGATGCAATATTAGATACAGATTAATAATGACCAATGCAAGGCATACTAGGATCGATATACAAGAATATTTGTACCCTGGCTCTACTATATCCTTGCATTCGCATCGAGAAATGGAAGGATTAGACGAACTACTCGAGACACTATTTGGTACAGTATATATCTATCCGTCTAAGTTATTCTCCAAAGATGCCGAAGATTTTCTTTTAGTAGACGTACTAACGGCCAAATATCCTAAAGATTTTAACATTATAGTGGGGAATTGTAAAAATGCAAGGACACGAATTGTTCAGGTTAAACTAAATCCGCCAGGTAAGAATACACTAGATTATGAACTGCTTACTATAGGCTGCACCGGACTGATTAAAGTTACGTTAGGCACAATCAAATAATAATTACGTTTACTACCAAAGTGATAAATAACTACATACACTTCGGAACTAAACATGTTTATATATAAAATAACAAACCTGTTAAACGGGAAAATATATATCGGGTATGACACTGGTTCCACTTTAGATAACAATCGGTGGAATTACCATCTTAGACAATACAAGCTAGATAAGACAAAAGTGTTGTATGCTGCCATGAGAAAATATACACCTGATAAATTTAAATACGAAATCATAGATGATGCCGATTGTATTATAGAGTTGTGCCAAAAAGAAATTTATTATATTGCTGCATTTAAATCTAACGATGTTGCTACTGGATATAACCGAACAAAGGGCGGAGATGGAGGGGACACATTTAGTTGCCGCAGCAGCAAATCCCAACAAGTAACAAGGGACAAAATAAGCAATAGTAATAAGTTGCGCTGGGCAAATATCGACCGTGACGAAAGGAAGGAACTGACTAGGCACATGAATCTACGTAAGTGGGCTGATACTACACCGGAAGACAAGAAGAAAAAGACGGCACACCTACACACCGATATTATTAATCGAAAAAAATCAGAGGCACTGAAAGAGTTTTATAATAATAACCCAGAGGTAGCAAAGGACAAAGGGATTGCAATTAAACAGTGGCAAGATGAAAACAAAGACACTGTGGTTAAGCAGAACAAAATAAATTCGGCAAAGGCAGCCGATGTAAACCGAAAAAAGATACGAGTAATAGACCCCGAAGGCAACGAAACAGTTTACAACAGTAAGAAAGATTTTATTGCTGAACACGGGCACATTATTGCTCGAATAATAACAAAAACAAAGGCCGGCAAGAAACACAACGGCTGGCAAGGGTGGGAAATTGAGTAAACAATTATTTAAAAAGGTAGCTGCATTTACCGACATCCACTTTGGAAACAAGCACAACAGCCGTCAGCACAACCAAGACTGCGAAGAATTTGTAAAGTGGTTTATAGAAAGATCCAAAGAACGCAAGTGCGATACTTGTATATTCCTTGGTGACTGGCACCACCACCGAGCAAGTGTTAATGTTTCCACCCTAAACTATACCATGTCTAACTTACGCTTCCTGTCGGATGCGTTCGAACATGTGTATATCATAACCGGCAACCACGATTTGTTTTACCGTGAGAAACGAGAAATACACTCGCTTCCTATGGGAGAGCACTTCCCGAACATCACTATGGTAGATCAACCATTCATAAAAGATGATGTTGCTATTGTTCCTTGGTTGGTCGAGGACGAGTGGAAAAAGGTAAAAGACATCAAAACAAAATATATGTTTGGTCACTTTGAGATACCAGGATTCAAAATGAATGCTCAAATCGAAATGCCCGATCACGGCACTATTAATAGAGCGCAGTTTAAGCACCAAGACTACGTTTTCAGTGGGCACTTTCATAAGCGCCAGAACGACGGACATATACATTACATAGGCAATCCGTTCGGGCATAACTTTGCAGATGCATGGGACTTTACTCGTGGTGCTATGTTCTTAGAGTGGGACGGTGATCCAGAGTATGTCGATTACGAGGCTGGTCCTAGATATGTCACTTGTTACCTGTCTGAACTTTTAGAGAACACCGAAGAGTTTTTAAAACCGAAAACATCAGCACGAGTCACGTTAGATGCCGAGATCACATACGAAGAGGCTAACTTTTTGAAAGAAACGTTTATAGAAAATTATGACATCAGAGACTTAAAGTTAATCTACGATCGTGAAGCACAAGAAGAAATCGAATTCGAAGGCGAAATCACCTTCCAGACAGTAGATCAAATTGTAGCCGAGCAACTCGCTAACTTAGACCTTGATACCTTTAGTGGTAGCAAATTAATCGAAATATACAACAACTTATAATATATGTTTAAAATCAAAAATATCACTATCAAGAATTTTATGTCAGTTGGCAATGTGTCACAGGCTATCAGTTTTGCCGAAGACGAATTGGTTTTGGTACTCGGAGAAAACTTAGACCTAGGCGGCAACGACAGTCGTAACGGAGTAGGCAAGAGTACTATATTAAACGGTTTAAGTTATGCGCTGTACGGTGAGGCTCTTGTTAAGATTAAGAGAGACAACCTCATCAATAAAGTTAACACCAAGGGCATGATGGTTACACTTGAGTTCGAGAAGAACGGAGTATCTTATAAAATCGAGCGTGGCCGAAAACCTAATATCTTTAGATTCATGGTAAACGGTCAGACCGTCGAAGAGGACACAGACGAAGCTCAAGGTGATAGTCGTTTAACTCAAGCAGAGATAGAAAGGACGTTAGAGATTTCGCACGACATGTTTAAGCAGATTGTGGCGCTAAATACTTATAACGAGCCATTTCTGTCGTTGAAGTCTGCTGACCAGCGTTCTATTATTGAGCAATTATTGGGCATCACCAAACTTTCAGAAAAGGCAGAGATATTAAAGACCCAACTGAAGGAAGTCCGAGATGCCATTAAAGAAGAAGAATTTCGAATCAAAGCGACAAAAGAAGCAAATAGTAAGATTGAGGGGAACATTAAAACCCTCCAGCTTACGAGTTCGGCGTGGGAAACGAGCAGGCAGAAAACAATCCGAGATCTTGAAGAGTCTATACGAGAGCTTAGGGGACTTGATATCGATGGTGAACTTAGTTCTCATAAAGAAAACAAAACGGTTAGAGAAGCAAAAAGAGAGCGCGAAAAACTTCAGAGAGAAGCAGCGTCTTACGAAAAAGAAATAAAACTTTATAATAAGAGCTTGACATTGCTCGAGAAGAGCCTTAGTATAACTACAGATGCCAAGCTTTGTCCTACTTGTGACCAAGAAATGGACGATCATACCCACCAGAGGGTACACGACGAATACGAGGCACAGGCGAAGGAGGCTAGAGAAAAAATAGCCGAAAAACAAGCAAAAATCGACGAGATAACCGTACTTATAGACGGCATCGCAACAACAGAAGAACAAGAAACATTTTATGACTCAGTAGAAGATGCATACAACCATCGCTCGACATTACAAGAATTAGAAAATAATTTGTCGAGAGAGAAAAGCTCGTTTAATCCATACTTGGACCAGATAGAGACTCTAAAAACAACAGGTGTCCACGAAATAGATTTTACGTTCATAAACGAAATGAATTCATTAAAAGATCACCAAGAGTTCTTACTTAACTTGTTGATCAACAAAGACAGTTTCATTAGAAAAAAAATAATAGATCAAAATCTACTGTATTTAAACAATCGTTTGTCTCATTACCTAGCTGCACTCGGGTTACCGCACGAAGTTAAATTTATGTCGGACCTAGAAGTGGAGATTACACAATATGGCAGGGACTTCGATTTTGATAATCTCAGTAGAGGCGAAAGAACAAGACTTATCCTGTCTCTAAGTTTATCGTTTCGTGATGTTTACGAAAGTCTAAATGATAAAATTAATTTATTGTTTATCGACGAACTCATCGACAGTGGATTAGATACTAGCGGTGTCGAAAGCGCACTAGCAGTATTCAAGGCAATGATCCGAGAGCAACACAGGAATGTATTCCTAATTAGTCACAGGGATGAATTAATCGGCCGTGTTACTAGTGTTCTTAAGGTCATAAAAGAAGGAGGCTTTACGAGCTTCGACAGTACAGACACAAACCTAATATAAAAATAAAAGGTACACACATGAACAATTTGTTAGATGACATTAGGCGCATAGCGCCTAATGCGTCGGCGACTAACACACTACCGAAAAATACAATAACAAAATGTAAGCCTAAATTCTTACACAACGGTATTGCCATCGGCCACTCGTTTACTCACGCCGAAACAGGAAGACAATTTCCGGTAGAAGTAATCGATGTATTAAGTGGGCCGTATGTTCCAGACCGCAACAACCAAACTGAAAACAAAGTAGTGGTAAACTTAGGTACTTACTTCAAGTATGTTACTTCTGTTAATTTTTATATCGATGTAAACGACTACGAAGAATTTGTTAAAGAATACGGTATTTGTGATTATTTAAAGTTGTTAACTGAGCACAATGCAAGACAAACTATTCGAAAGATGTCAGATCCCGATACGACATTTCATTACGAACTTTATGCACTAAGCAAAGAATGTCCTATAAACAAAATAAAAGTAATATGCCCAGTAGACTTTTACAGGACAAATCCGTGTCAAGATCGTTTTGTATTCCATACCGAACTCGACGATAGCTATAACATCGAATTGCAAAACTATTACACGTCAGAGAATATGAAGCTAGTTAGACTACTTCAGCAAGGCAACGACCTACCTCTTAGATGTCGAAGAAGTAATACTATCGTAGAAAATTACAGAATTGATGCAAACGGAAACATAGCTAATATGCCGATTATTTTCCAAATGCATCATATGTTAGTGAAGGGGCGATCGAGCGTAAGAAAAATAGGGCCCGATCCTAGTAAACTAATACGATCTATGATAATTAAAGATAACCCTGAGCAATTTATCGATTTACTAGGCACGATTGCATTATCAGAATTAGAGCACAAAGCAATGCATCGTTGGAGTGATTCGGATATTTTGTTTTACACAAATGATCAATTGCCCTGGGTATTACAAAGCAAAGAAAACTTCGACAAGATAGTCAAGATGTACTTAGCTCCACACGGAATTGAATTAGATTACAACGAGTTTATGTATAGTCAAACTCTTGCTAGTCTTTAATCTAATTTAGCCTTCTCTGGACACTTTCCGATTTTACCTAAGAACTCGTTGTAATACTGCCTGCTGGGGATTGCTTGCTCATTTATGATCTTGCAATATTCCCCGTAGGACAACTCCCAGCGACTTTCATGTAATTCTACAATCTCAAAAGTAAACTTATCTTTACCTAACTCCTCGATATCTTCGTTAAGTTGACGACTAGATCCGGTATACTCGCGCCATGCTGATTCTTTTTTACTGTGCCGTTTATTCTTTTTACCTTTTAATGGTGGTCGTTTGAGTGTACTGTGTAATTGTTTTTGACCTATGTATTTCTTTCCACTTACAGTATTCGTAATGACATACACAAAGCCAAAATAGTCTTGCGGATCGAATTCGGGTCCTATCCAGTGACCGTAGTCAATTTTTTCGCTCATGTGTCGGGGTCTTGTATAATTACAGTTATACAGCTATTTACCGATAAGAAATTATCAGTTGACAGATAGCTGGAAATAGCGTATACTGAGCAGAATAAAAATAATATATGCAAGCCCACGGAAGTAATGCGAGCCGTGGGTAAGCTAAATCATAGCATTCAATTCACATAAGCCCCCGTTGATATCGCTAGGCGGGAATGGTAATAAGCGTTCGGAACTACAATGAAAAATTTAATTCATATACAAGTAGCCTTGTCGCTGTTCACTCAGCCTCATTGAGGTCGCTAACGTAGGGTTAGTCGATCGGATCTTGAGCGCTACAATAAACCCAAAAAAAGATTGAGCTCTGCACCCGTATGGGATAGAAAGAAATGCACCTCCCTGTAATATAATTGTCCTCATTAGCGAATATATTACTTCCGTTGCGTGACGGGTCGATGGTACCGGGCAACCGCCCACTAGAAGTTATGACTCTAGTGACTTATTTTAAGAATCGACTGTAATGAGAAATCCGAAAAGGCCTCAACCAAGAGCCCCTTAGATTGTTTTTAAAACTGAGTTCTTCTGGAGCTCTGATTTTTAAAAGGCCCGGAAACGGGCTAGAATCACGACAAAAATATCTGCATTCGCAGCTATTTCGTCGTTCTTCGGTTATGACAAATTTGCCTAACCAAGATAGTATCACATCGCTTGTCCTTGTCAGGACTACGCTCTTAATTAATTTAATAATAAATCGAATAAAAAATGATGTTGTTGTTTGTTGAGCGAGCATACGAGCGATAAGAAACAACAACATATGAGGATGGCGTTAGCCACCTCAAGTAAGAGACATAATATGAAAAAGAACTTTACACAAATACCAAGAAGTGATAGACACACGATTAGTCAATTCATGACTGTAATAAACAGAATGGGATATACTCCATCTGTTGTGAGATTTATAGAAAAAGAGTTATACAAAGAATACAATACAAAATATAGATCTAGTAAGTGTAAGAGGTGTGGCAGAGAAAGATATAAAGTCTCAATGACAAGCTTAAGAACTCACCCACCTAGTAAACCTAGATTATGTGTGGAATGCAACCCGCAAGACAACCGAGATGTATTCACACCTAAGATGTCTTGGGTTCAGGCTTGGGCTGATTGAACTGCGGGTTTCTTATATAGCTTTTTGAGTAGCTTTAATGCTTCGGTGGGGTAAGAGTCTATTAGCTCTTGAGTAGGGCGTAGCTTAATGCCGTAGATTTCGTTGTCGATTGTTTCGAAACTAACAATGCCGGAGAATTTACTCATAAACAGAGTTACGAATGCAGATATTCTAAGATCAATTGCTCCGGAAATGTCGGGATTGATGGTATACTCGTCGTCGTAGTGAGCCATCCATTTTACCTCTCCCTTTACAATAACACACTCGGTAAAAACACTGTCGCCGTGAACCGGCGCAACGTAAATGAATCCATTTCCTAATACAGAGACATCGCTAAAGAATTGGCACTTAACACAATCGAATGTAAAAGGACGTATGCCAGTATTTAATGAATCGGTAGGGAATGGTGACCACTCGATGTGCTGCTCGGTTAGCAGACGTGTCTGATTATATACCCAATTTAATTTAGGGTATTTTTGATATGCCTCGTAATCGCTTACTGGGAAATTGTATTCTTCCATTACATATACTCCCTTGTATCTCCGCTCATTTTTCTTAGTTTTTCGTTTAGATTTTTTACTAAACTGTTTCTATCACTGTGGGATAATCCCCATGCTTCGTTCCATGTTAAGCCACCGTTCATGTGGTAGCACAAATCACCTATCTGATTTTGTATTGCCTTTTGTGATTTTTCCATGTCCTGAATAACTTTGGCAATAATTTTGTGATCAGACGTTATCAGGACTCCGTAAAAAAATTTACAGGATTAAAGTCTATGGTTGCCTTCCACACATTGTCGCACTTCTCGCATTTGGCATCGAACTGCTTTTCGACCCCGATGTCGTTAATGTCACGAATAAGTTGATCTAGTTCATTAAACGTTTTTCTATCTTGATTATTTAGAAATTCAAGAATGAAGGGCTTTTCGGTTACTTCGATGTTGCCTTCCGGAATTACTACTTTAATTATACAGTTAGTGATAAGCTCTGTGTTAAGGTTTGCAATCTCGTTGTAGCTTTTAGAGTATATTGACATACGACTTTCGTCTGACATGTTATCGTTTGCCATACTTCTTGCGACTTTGAGTTGCTCAAACTGTGCCCTAAGTGCTTTAATAGTGTCACTGTAGGAAAACGGCTTTACGTAAATAATTACTCCGCTTTTTAATTCCATTTTGTATTCGGGGTCTAGCTTACTCATTGTTGCTAAACTTTGAGTAATA